GATGCTGTTTTTGCAGTAAGATTAGAAGTTTGATCTGCCGACTCAATTACTTCATACGCCTTTTTTATAAGACCTGAATAATGCTGATCTGCACCAGCAAGTGCCTCTCTAGCCCTAGCGTGAATTGCCTCGTTATTGGCTGCCATTTTACGCCAGTCATTTAGCAATGACATGACACGTTGTCTAGGAATGTCAAGTTCTTTAGATATGGTAGTCTCATTTGACCCCTTAAGATATTCAGAGGCTACCCTGTTTACCTCGTCAAGATGCTTGACTAGATCTATTTCTTTTGACACGCTTTCCTCTCTTCTTTGGCAAAACCTTGATGCGTTCTGGGTAGAAAGATCTTACCCCACAGCCTACACCCTTTTCTAATTCTAAGCAATCAATCCAGGACCTGTCATTAGACGGGTTTGTAACATGCCCCATAAACCTAAACTTGGTTCCCCATATGCCCTTAATTTTAATTGTATCTCCCTTTGTTACCGTCTTTCCCTCTGGCGTAGTAAAACTTTCTTGGCGAACAAACGGATCGTTGACCTTTATCTTTTTGCGTCTACCCACAAGAACCTCCTTTTTAGGTAAAACAATTTTACCACGGCTAGGATTGGTTGTCAATAGCCTTAAGTCTATTTATTTCACGATTTAAGTACCAGGCAGCCTTTTCTAGGTCCTCTATTTGCTTTCCTTTATATGGTGCTCTCATCAAATACTTAATTACATTTCCCAAGCAGAAGTTCATATGCTCTGTAATTTCTATAGTTTCAATCCCTGACGGGTGAATCGTATAGTGCTGTGGATGATTAACTACATCGTTCATTATCTTCTTCCTTTTCTTCCCATTTTTAAGCCAAATTTATTTAGATACAAATATATTGTTTGCAAGGTTACACCACACTCATCTGCTATTTGCTGTGGAGTTCTTTTGTCTTGAACAAAGCGTTTGTGTAGCCAGCTTTTATTTTTATAGAAATCTTTTTTATTCAAAAATAGCACCCCATCTATCGCTTACATATGAACCAATGCCAATAGCATCTGCAACATCGTCATCGTCAATCTTTATGCCATACCTTTTATTAACGTAGTCCATTGTCTTTTTCTTTCTTAATTCACGCTGCTTGCTTTTATACCAGGATTTTGACTTCCCTGGATTCTTTTTTTCTATGCTCTGCTTTTCTGCTGCACTTAAAAGCTTTGTTCCAACATAGTTTTGCCACGCCATGGGTGCTACAGTTTTAACTGTTTTGATTCCTGCAACTTGCGCTGCTGCAATAATTGCGCCTTGCACCAAGGACAACTGCATAGCTGTCTTTGGCGAATTGCTATAAATAGCTGATTCAAGAACAATAGCGTCTGATCGAAAAGCCTTGAAAAAGGGGATTGCTTTTCTGCAAGCGTCCCCTGCTTTATAGAGAGCATCTGTCCCAACAAATCTAACCTTTCCATACTTTATCAACTTCCCATCTTCAAATACAGAGAATGCCATTGAGTTAGTTGAGGCATCTACTGCTATTATATTACGGGGTTTAGATAGGCTCGCCAGCCCTCTACTGCTTTTCGTAGTCAAAGTAGCCCTTCAAATCTTTAATAAAATTATTAAACTTGTTTTTGTTTACTAGGCAGTTATCGCACATCTTAGAATTATTATATATGCTTAGATAGGTTCCACATCCTCCAGCGCATTTTTTTTCTTTTCCTAATCTTTTTTTTACCTTTTCTATTTCATATCTTTCTGTAATCTTTTGCTTGCTGGATTTTTTTCTGCACTCTACAGAGCAATAAATTTGTTTACTACTGTTTTGGTAAAACTCTTTATCACACCAGGAGCAAAAAGACATTAGAACTCCCCCTTTTCTTCCTTTCTTCTAAGAATCTTTATATCGCCCTTTGGTGCATCTTTACATGCCTGTTGTACAGGGCAGGAACTGCAGGGAACCTTTACATCATTATTCTTATAAGGAACCTCTGGAAGTTTCTTGTCTTTCCATGCCGCATAAACTTCTTTCATCCAGCCAAAGAGGTAGTCAACAAAGTCAACGTGCTTCTGGTTTATGTTTATTGGTATTACGAGTAGGTCATGTGTATTTTTATTTTCATACATAACCATCCCCTTTTTCTTCTTAAATATCTTCATATACATAAGAAGCTGAACAATGTGATATGTACTTGCAGTCATTGACTTCTTGTGACGCTCAAACGCATCCTGATTTTGAGTTTTAATCTCTACAAGATACTCAGAATCCTTCCACTTGATAATACTATCCAAGAATCCAAATATGGGAGGATCGTCAAAGATTACCTTCTCTTCGTTGGCAACCATGATTCCAGCACCTTCCATAGCGGCCTGGATTCTTGCGTGCCTGTCCGTCCCACTTTCCATGTTTGCCTGAGACTTTCCCTCTCTTTCTTCGTAGAAAGTATTTCCTTCAAATGCTAAATACCAATACCTGGGGCATTTTCCATGACCAAAGACGATTGTTGAGGGAGAAAACGTCTTCTTCTTTGTAAACTTAGGCTCATTGTTTGCGACATAGCCTTTGTGAATTGCATCAACTAGGTCTGCAAATTCATTATCTACATTGGCTGGCATCGTTGTTTGCCACTCAATATCTTCAACCGCCTCCTTGACCTCATTTTTAACAATCTTATTTAGTATGTTCTTAGCCATGATGTGTCCTTACTGTATATTTTAAGGCATCGGCAAGTTTGTCTAATGCCTCTCTTGCAGAATAGTAGATATTCTTTTTTGCTCTGTCATCCTTCTTTACATTTGCGTACCATGAGGCTAGCATTGCAAACTTAGCAGAATATGATTGTATCTGGACAATTAATTGGGCAGCCTTATCTGGTGGAATGTCTGGCTTAGCAATAAGCTTTGCTATCGCAACAAGGGACTGCGTTATCTCTTCGTCTTGCATATACTCAGACAACTCGTTAAAGTCGTTGATACCATTAATTATATCAATCGTGTTCTCGTTCACTATTCTCTCTTATCTCTCGTAACTCTTCAAACTCATTCCACTCAATTATAGCAAGCCTTGTCTTCTTTGTGTCTCCAAGAACGATCATGAGGACAGGAGATTTGTTAGGATCTACCCTTAGTGTGTCAGTAACTATCTTTCCCCATACATCTTTGTTAACAGAGAAAGATTTAGAGTATTCCTTTACGTCAACAACATACCTATCTAGGCTTCCGTCCCCCTTAACCATGCCACGACCAGAGTTTTTATGTGGTTTAGCACCGATTCTTTTAAGTTCCCCGCGCTCGCTCATTAGTATCCCCTTGCCCATACTAGATTAACTGTAGAAACGCTTTCACAACGTTTGCATTTCCATGTAAGATCCAGGGTCGCGGGGTAGAACCTACAAGAAAGGGCTTCTTCCTGGCAGCCCTGACACAAAAACTTACCATGAATTACTTCGTACCTATTCGATGATTTTGGCAAGCTCTTCCACCTTTTCTGGATTGTTCCTTAACCATTCAACTACCTTTGCCCTGCCCTGGAACCTTTCTCCAAGAACTGTGTACCATGCACCGCCCTTTTCAATATGGCCCAATTGCTCTGCAACATCTACAATCTCTGCGACATTATCTACTCCTACACGGTCGCCAGAAAAGTAAAAGTCGTACATTCCACTCTCAAAAGCTTTTCCAGTCTTATTGTAGTCAATAGTCCAGGTCACTTGCCTGCCCACCTTGCTCTGAATTACCTTGTCCCCTACCTCTACTGTACCTTGAATAGCATTCTTTTCCGACTCACTTGACCAAAGCTTGACTACTGTGCTAGAAAAGAACTTAACAGCGTGACCCCCCGTGGGCTGATGACTAACAAACATTTGTCCAATGTTATTCCTTTGCTGAGAAATTAGTACAAGCAGCGTCTGCTTCTCTTGATTGTTGGCATAGTTAAGCATTTTGACAGCATTTGTCATATCTCGTGCCTCTGCACCTATTTGCTTTGTGTTTTCTAGTTGCTTTAGTTCTGTAGAATCTTTCTCAAAGTAAACTGCTGGCAATAGAGCAGATATAGAGTCTACAACAATCAAGTCTACACCCGCAGACATTAATTGTGTGGCAACATCAACCATGTCGTTGATTGATCTAGCGGGAGAATATATAAGGCTTTCTGAATCGACCCCAAGACGCTGCGCCCATTTAGGATCATATGACTGCTCTGCATCAATCCACGCACACACCTTCCCCTCTTTCTGTGCTTGACCAATCATCTGCAAACAAAAGGATGACTTTCCAGCAGACTTGTTGCCCCAGATTAGAACTTGTCTACCATAGGCAAGACCACCATTTAGTTGCTTGTTCAAACCGACGCTAGGTGTTGGTTGCATGACAACTTCTACATCTGATGCAGAAGAAACCTTTTTTCTAAGCTTTGGATCTAACTGTGAAAGAACCTCTTCTATTTGTAAAGTGCTCATGCCAAAACCCCGTGCATACTTGGACGCTCAAGATTTTTCTCCATCTTAGACACAATGGAATCTGCTAAAGAATGCTTTGTATAGCCTGTCTGAGAAAGAAATGCCCAGAAATCTAGAACACGAATGATAATGTCTGCTAGTTCTTCAACCACAATATCATCGCCCTTGTCCTTGCGAATAGCCTCCAGAACCTCTGATACCTCACTATGAACCATGGCAAGTTGCTTTAAATAAAATACAACGTAGTCTGACTCATCCATGTGTTCGTATGGCTCATAGAAGCCCTTTTTCTTTGCATGAGCATGGAGTGTGTGCGATAGAT